CCCAAAGCAGTTAAGACTTCAGTTGTTGTTATGTCCCATGATGGGCCACCATTGGCTTTTTGATATGCACGAAATTCTGCTTCGTACATGACTGCGCCTGTTTGTGTTCTGATTTGCATTATTTGCTCCTACAATTGTTTCCATGCCAGCGTAAGTGGTTTCCTTTTGAGGCTTCCTTACCGCAATGCTCACAAGCAATAGTAGGGAATTTCTTTCCTCTCATAGGGCTAATCTTGCCTTGCATAGGGTTTGGATTGTTTTCCCTATATTCAGCCATCTTGTCATGCCATGATTGTGGTCTAGCTTTACCAGACCTTTTATCTGACATTTTCTTTTTAGTTTCATCACTAGCTTTTAAACCAGTTTTACCTACTGCAATCTTTTGCTTATGTTGCTCAGAAAATTCACGACCTTTAAAAGCAACGCTTAATTTCTTTTTGGTTTCTTCTGACCTTGTAAAACAACCTAGTTTATTGTTTGGCAAGAATCCACCAGCAGACAGTTTGTGATGGTTAAACAATCTCTCATTACCCCAAACAGTCTCAAGAATAAAGCCTTCTAATTCTTCTAACTTATCTGGAGTTTCTTCCCAAATCATCTTGAACTCAAACGATTGCTCACCATGTTTATTCCATGAATGTTGCAAACGCTTGTTAACATGAACACCACGCTTTAATTGATGCTTGTGATGGCTCAACCTATCCGCTACATCAACAGAGCGACCAAAATATATGCCATTACTGACAATATTCTTAATATGATAGATTCCGCTTTTCATGTCTAGGCAATCGCCAAAAAGATAAAACTACCGCCATTTTCGTTGATTTCTGATGGGGCTGTTGAACTAATTTCAAAACCTGCCGAATAAGTATCAATGTAATCTGTGTTGGTAACTTCAGCTGCTGTAGAGTTCAATAAAAGGTAGGGGTCATTTCCTGACACAATACCCCTAGCACTATCCCAGACGTACCACGACCCTGTACCGCTTGTTTTTTTAATGAGGACGAATCTCGCCCCACCTGTAAAGCCACAGTCGATTTGTTTTGTAGTGGCTGTGCCTGTGTATGAGCCTACTTTGGAAACACCTGCACAAGAGGCAAATAAGTAAGCAACATAGTTAATCGCACTTTCATTTGTTCGGCTGCTTGTTCCTACTGTAAATACAGTTGAAGTTGGTGCTGTATCATTCCAAAAAGTGCTATTAGTAAATGCGGCAGTTGTGCCGTTTAAATACATTGCTTGAGTTGCGCCTGATGTGCTGTTATATACAGCCCAATCATTTGTCCCTCTGCTTTTCACAATCATTAACTCAGGCGTAACAGTTAAGTTATGCGTAACAGTCCTTGCTACTCCTGTCCCTGTATAGCAAACCTCATCAAATACAGATGGCGCACGACCAAACATCCAATTTATGTATGTTTTAGGGCTTTTATTTACATAATCTGCACCAGCCGCATCCGCACCAAGTGTAAAACCAGTATTAGTAAAACCTGTAACCCAATCAGTAGTTGTTTGTTCAGCATTGTCATAAGCAGAAAGTAATGCTTTGTTTGGGCCTCTTAATTTATCTGTCCATGTTTTACCACTACTATTTGATTGACCTGCAATTACAGTTAAGTCGGGTGCAAAACCAGCCCCTGTAACTGTAGCGTTAGCAGATGTTCCAGTTCTTGCAACACCTTGATAAACACTAGTCCCACTCGTAGGCACTTTCATCGGGCCTCTGCGAATGGCTATGTAGATGTAGGTGAAAGATGGAGAACCACCATTGATAGAAAAACCAGTTGCATTAGGAACAACAACACCAGCATCTGCTTGCTCTGCGTCAGACAAATTTGGTTTTAATACAGGCTCTCCAGTTGGTGCTGTTACTGGCATACCACGCATTGAGTCAACAAGTCGCCAATTGTCCGATACATCAGTTGTTTTGTATAAAACCCATTGAGGCTCGTACCCAAGGCTGACTTGAGATACATTTCCAGAACCATTAGTCGTAAACGACCCACACGAAATCACATTGTCTGTACCAGTTAGGCCAAAGCCTCCTGCGTTGTGGGCGAATAGGTAGGCAATGTATGTGCCACCAGAAGCATTGACAGTTGCGTCAGTGCCAATAGAAAAAACTGTGTCTGTAGCAGTTGTTGAATTCCATCTTGTTGTTCCAGTTGCTTTAGCGTCTGTAGTGTTTAGAACAAGATATTCTGTGTTTGCTAATGAACGATGGTAAACCTGCCAATTAGCGTCATCGTCTCTACGCTTCACAATAATACAACCAGGTACAGAGCCAAGGCTGTGGGCAATAGTGCGATTAGAAGCATTGCCTGTCCAAGTCACAATATCAAAGAACTTTGGTTGCTCTCTGAATGTCCATGAAACATAGTTAGCTAAGTTAGTGTTAAACCATCCTGTATCTAAGTCAGTCCCAAGAGAAAACCCATTACTATTGAATGAAGTTATAGAATCATTTGTTGTGACTTGATTTGCAAAGTTATTAGTTCTAAGTGCCTTAGTTCGTCCTGTGACAGTATCAGATAGACCATGACTTATTGAACTACTGCGACTCTTACACCAAACCAACCCACCTTTACCTGATAAATCAATGTTATTAACAATTGATTGACCTGTAGAGCCATTGCCTGTATATAAAAAGCAAGAAAAAACTTCCTCAATGTAGTTAGGAACAACAGCCACACCACCACCAAAGGCATCGTAACTAGCCGCACCAGAAGTTGCTTGTAATGGCATGGTTTAAGCCTTAAATTGTGTGTTGCTTGCCAAGACTGTGAATGTTGCACTGCCTGTCTTGATAATCAAATAACGATAGCTATCAATACCACTAGCATTTCCAGCAGTAGGCGCACCACCTAACCAACGTGTCGTCACACCAGATGTAGTGCCATCAACTTGCACAGCAGAGTTGTAATAAGCAGTAGAGCCTTGAGTCACCAAGAAAGCTACAGTCATTGATTGACCTGTACTCATCAAAGTGTTCAATGAAGTACCGCTAGAGCCTCTGAAGTTAACTGTCCAGTTAGCACTTGCGTTACTTGTGTAATACAAGACTGACTGAGTGGTAATGTCGTAGTTAATCGTTCCTGTAGCCGCAGTTGCTGATACTGTAGCTACCTCTGCTGCATCGTTTAAAACAATAGCAGTAGCTGATGATGAGCCTGAGAAAGTCTGAGTAGCAGTAAAGGTCTGTGCAGAGTTGGTAACTGCTGTATTAGCGTTATAGGCTTGTACGTTAGTACCGATAGCAAGACCTAAATTAGTCCGAGCAGTAGCAGTATTAGATACATCAGATAGGTTATTAGTGTTAACTAAGAAACCACCTGCGGTAAATGCCGCTTGTGACCAAGCCGATCCTGTCCACACATAAAGAGTGCTTACTGTTGTATTCCAGTACAAAGCACCCGTTAGGAGAGCATTTCCATCATTGTCTACAGAAGGAGCAGAAGACTTAGAACCTAAATATCTGTCATCAAAAGCATCGTATGACGCTGCCGCATTGGTCTCACTTGTAGCCGCATTGCTTGCACTTGTAGAAGCGTTAGAGGCACTTGTTGAAGCGTTTGAAGCACTTGTTGCCGCATTAGAAGCGGAAGTAGCTGCCGCAGTAGTCGAACCAAAGATCGAATCTATTTCAGTTTTGGTATAAGCATTTGTAATGTTATAGCCAGCAATCGTCGTAGGATTCGTTCCTGCCGTAGCACGACCATAAGCATCAAAAGTAACAGATTGATAAGTGCCTGCTGAAATGCCAGAAGTAGCCAAATCAATGTTGTCCGAATTGACAACAATACGGCTAGAAGATGCAGTTCCTACATTGAGAGTATTACCTGTCTTTGTAAGACCATCACCCGCAGTAATCTGACCCGCACCTGAGAACTGCGCCCATGTAATCGATGTGCTACCTAGTGTTCCACCTGCATCTATTGTGCAGATAAAGCCAGAGTCAGCGTTAGTTGTGCCTTTTTCAACAAAGGTAAAAGCCGCTACCAACTCAGCATAAGTATCAGCATCTGTTGTGCGAGTCCATGAACCAGAAGCACATAAGTAAATACCATTCTGTGAGGCGGTAGATTGGTCTTTAACTAAGACCCGATCACCCGCAACAATCGAGATGCCATCAATGGTTTGTGCGCCAGACAAAGTAATGTTTGCAGTGGTAGCCGCAACAACAGAGGCTTTGGCATCAATACCTTGGGCTAGTGCATCCACATAACCCTTGGTAGCCGCATCAGAATCGTTTGTGGGGCTTGCCAAACCAGTAATGGTTGCCGATGTACTGCTATCCATGTCCAATGCGCCAGAGATGGTCACATTGTTGAATGTAGAAGTGCCAGAAGCCGCAGTCACATTGCCTGTTAGATTGCCAGTTACGTTACCTGTGACGTTACCCGTGACATTTCCTGTCAAATTACCCGTTACGTTACCTGTCACTGCACCTGTCAATGGGCCACTAAATCCTGTATTCGCAGTGATGTTTGTGCCAGTAATAGCAAGCGGAGATGAACCACCAATCACCACGCCATTGATTGTTCCTGCACTGATGGCGGCAGAAGCAATCGTTGCTGCTGTGCTAACAGTAAGGTTAGTGAAAGTACCTGCTGCGGCAGTAGTTCCACCGATAACCGCACCATTTATAGTACCACCAGTAATAGTGGCAGAGGAGTTATCTGTCTTTGTTGCTATGGCAGTAGCAATGTTATTAAACTCTGTGTCAATCTCAGTACCCTTAACAATCTTTAGAGGATTGCCAGGCGAGAGATTATCTTTGGTTGCAAAGTTAGTGGATTTTGAATAATTAGACATGGTTTATCCTATCTTGCCTTCTTTGGCTTGAAGTTCAATTTTCTGAATTGACAACTGAGTGCCATTGATAGTGGCTTCGTAACCAGTTTGTACGATTTTACCCGCACTAGACGCATTGCTTGTTAGTGCTTTAATTGGGATACCGCTTGAATAGTCTGCAACCGCATATTCTCCAACCCCATACTCAAAATAACCTTGAGGTGGAATAAAGACGTTCTCTGACTGATAAGCACCTGAATAGTCAAAAGCCCACTTGATTGTGAGGAACTGGTTAGAACCACCAATCACCACGGCAGTAATAGACTTCAGAATGGAAATCTGGTTAGGATTGCCTAAGTCAGCATTGTTTGTGTAGTACAGGAATCGATAAGTAGAAGCATCATCGAGATAACCATCATACTTACCAATATAGCCGTTCTTTCCAATGTATAAGTCGCCATTACGCAACGATCTTAGTGCAGTTGGTGAAATACT